GAAGTATTATTGCTAAGGAAGCCGCAGAGAAAATGTCGGTTGAGATTCAAGATCAACTGATTGAGGCGAGCGCCGAGCAAAAGCTCAAAGAAGCAATCTTAGAAAGTACAATCTTTGGATCTGGCGCCATCAAAGCCGGCACAGTCCGCATCGATCGCGTTCAGAGTTATTCGAGAATACAAGACCCCGCAACAGGACAAACTGGATTCGCATTGTCGCAAATTGAAAAAGCGATGCCCGAGGTCGAAAGCGTTTCGATCTTTGACCTCTATGTAGATCCTTATTGCACGAGCTTAGACGATTGCGAGGGCTTGTTTCGGCGTCACGTCCTAACCAGATCCCAATTGAGAGACCTGGCGGACAGACCAGGTTTCGATGGCGACATGATTCGCTATCTAATTAAACACAACCGACAAGGCAACCATACTGAGGAAGACCACGAGAAAACGCGCCGTAGGATAGCCGGCATCAATGAATACTCTGAGTCCAGCAACCGGTTTGAGGTTATTGAATACTGGGGTGAAATTGATGGGTATGAATTGGAAGAGCATGGCGTGGATATTCCTGAAGGGACTGATCTTTCTGATTATTTTTCTTCTTGTGTTTGGTTTTCCGGCGGCAAGGTAATCAAGGTGATGCTCAACCCTATCCAGGGTTATCGAGTGCCTTATCACATTTTTCCGTATGAGCGGAGCCCTCACCAATTCTGGGGGACCGGCGTACCTCGCATGATGCGAGACAGCCAGACAACCATGAACGCGGCTACTCGAATATGGATTGATAACCTGGCGCTCAGCTCCGGGCCCATGATGGAGGTCAACACAGACCTTCTGGCTGCAGGAGAAGATCCAACTGACATACACCCCTGGCGCGTATTCCTTAGAGAGGGTGGCGATGGGTCTATGGCGGCAGTTAGGTTTTATCAACCGGTTGCAAACGCTAACGGATTAAATCAGATTGTTGAGTTGTTTCGGCGTTTTGCAGATGAAACTACATCGCTTCCGAGTTATACTCACGGGGAACAGACCCGTTCGTTAAATAAGACGGCAACGGGTATTTCGATGTTGATGGGAGCTGCCAACGTTGCGTTGAAAAGCACCATCAAGAACATCGATGATTTTTTGCTGGAACCAATGGTTTCGGCGTTGTTCCATTTCAATATGGAATTTGGCACCAACGAGAAAGCCAAGGGCGATCTCAAGGTGATTTCGAGAGGTAGCACTGCTCTCATACAAAAGGAAGTGCAATCCCAAAGACTCCTTCAATTCTTGTCTTTGGTCTCTAACCCCATGGATGCGGCACTGGTCGATCGTAACCAGCTTTTGCGTGATATCGCGCAATCGTTGGATATCGATCCTGATGAAGTAATTAAATCCGAGGAGAGGTTACAGGCTGAACAAGCACTCCAAAACCAAGCTCTCGCAGGAGCAGTCCCAGGCGGTGATATGGCTCAGCAGCCAGCCCCAATGGAACTTGGTCTTGGACCTGTTGCGTAACAGGTTACTAGACGCTAGCGACAAACTAGAGCACTCGGACGAAAAGAATTTTCGGTTTGAGCAAGGACGGATCCTAGAGCTCCGAAACATGCTCCAACTAGAGGGACAGGCGAAGTCTGTCTTGGAAAAGGCGCGGACCCCGGTAGGGCTATCCGCGATTGAGTAACGAACATCCCCTGGGGACTCGTGAGGAAAACAATATGGCAAAGGTAAATCCAGCGCAGTTGAAGGCAGAAGCTCAAGAACTGATGGATCAACTTACAAAAGCAAAGGCTGAACCCGAGGCATCGGACACTGAGCAAGAGCTAGAGGAAGTGATTCAAGAAGCACCCGAAGAACCAGAGGAGAGTGCTGAGGTTGAAGCTTCAGAGGTGAGTGAAGAGGAGTCGGACGGCGGCGATGACTCCAATGAACTGTCAGCTCTCGATGAACGAATCAAGAAAGCTGAACGAGCCATGAAAGGTGCGCAGCGGAAAATGACTCAAGCCACTCAGGAAGCTTCTGAGTTAAGGAATCAAAACGAAGCCTTACTCCAAGCCGTTTCTGAGCTAAAGGGTCAACTTGCAGAACAGGCTCGTGACAACGAGAGATTGCAACAGTTGAGGGAAGAATATCCTGACGTAGCAACACCTCTCCTGGACGAGATACAGAGACTGCAAGCAAGGGTTGATGAACATGCCGACTTGAATACGAAGAGAGAACAGGACGCAGCCAGGGCTCAGCAGGAACGCGAAATGGAAGCACATTTCGAAAGAATCCGAGCTGTACACCCAGACTTTCAGGATGTGACTAACACTTCTGATTGGGCGCTCTGGATTGAGGATCAAGATCCTGCTACCCAGCAGTGGGTGCAGAACGGAACCTCGAATGACGTGAACGCGGTCATCTCAAGATTTAAGTCAGACATGGGAATGAAAACCCCAACGCCGCAAGAGAAAACTTTGGAGCGGGCAAAAGAGGCGGCATCGCCAAAAATGCCAAAAGCTCGAAAGTCAAATATGAGTGGCGGAAAGAAATCCTGGTCGGTTGATGAGATCAAGCGAATGCCTAACGAATTATTCGAGAAGCATAAACGTGAGATTTTAGAGAGCTACAAGGAGGGAAAGATCCGCCGTTAATTTTTTGCACTCTTGTGAGGTAAATTACAATGGCATTTTCGTTTTTTTCAACAGGGGCAACATCTGAAGTAAACTTCATCCCCGAAATTTTCAGTAAATTATTGCAGTCTAAGTTTTATGCTCAGTCTGTTCTCCCAGCCATATCCAATACGGATTATGAGGGAGAGATTAGTGGTCAAGGCGACAAGGTAACGATTCGAACCGTTCCTGCCGTAACCATCAATGATTACACTGGATCCATCACTAACCAGGAACTCACCACTTCAAAGGTGGAGCTCCTCATCGATAAGGCGAAGTACTATTCGTTCAAAATTGATGATGTGCTTGGAGTTCAGGCTGACATCGATTTGCTTGAGGAAGCGTCTAACGATGCAGCCGAGGGCATGCGCGTGTCGGTCGAGACCTCTGTTTTGGCGAGCGTTGTCACGGGTGCTACCACTATCGGTTCACAGACAACCATCACTCCTTCCAACATCTTGGAAAACATCTTGGCGGCTGCCCAGGCTCTCGATGAGCTCAACATTCCAGAAGAAGGACGTTTCTACGTCATGTCTCCTGAGTTTGTTTCTGCGCTCAAGCGATCAGAGCTGCGTCAGGCGTACCTAACTGGAGATGATGAATCACCTCTCAGAAACGGTCGCGTAGGCGTTGTGGATCGATTCACGATCTACCAAAGCAACATGCTGTACACGCCTGGGTCAGGCGCTGACAGTGGTTACACCCACGTCCTAGCTGGTCACCCCAAAGCAATCTCGTTTGCGTCCCAGTTCACTAACACTGAAACGGTTCGTTTGCAGGATACATTTGGTGAAGCCGTGCGCGGTCTCAAGGTCTTCGGTTCGAAGGTCGTTGTACCCGACGCTTTGTACGTTGGTAAGTGGACCTAAGCCATAACCGGGTGGGGAGCTCTGCTCCCCCTTCCCCCTTATTTGAGGATTAAACATGGCAAGCGCTAAAACCACGAAAGACCAAATTTTCGAGGATGCGAAAGAGAATTTTGACGTGACGTTAGATCGTCGTTTGAAGCTTTCGGATCTGCAAGAGCAATACGCAAAGCTCGAGTCAGGAAAAGCTAGAAAGAGATCTGAGCCAAAAATCAGAAAGCCGAAGCGCGTGAAAAATATTTTTACGGGTAACGAGTTTGATTACAGCGAATATTTCAAAGGCGATCCCGATCTCGAAGTAATCGAATGGGAGGATTGAGATGGCGACCACTAAGGTTGTAGACATTCTGGACCGAGCGTCAATTATTCTTCAAGACAACACAAATGTTAGGTTCCCTAACGTTGAGCTCTTGAAGTTTTTCAACGACGCTCAAAAAGAGGTTGTACTGCATCGCCCGGACGCGAACATGCAGAATGCCTCCTTTACGCCCGTGGATGGCAGCAAGCAAACAATACCGACTACCGGTCTGCGTTTGATTGATGTTGTCAGAAACATAAACGGCTATGCGGTGACCCAGGTCGATCGAAAGATCCTGGATGAAACGCTTCCGAACTGGCACAACACCACCCAGGATTCGGTGAAGAAGATAGAGCATTTTATTTTCGATCCCGCGGATCCTAAGACGTTTTACGTGTACCCCAAGGCAATTGCATCTAGCGATACCCTGGAGATTATTTTCAGTGCGGCACCAGCCGAAATAGCGATCAGCAATTTTGGTAGTGACACCACAACCATCACGCTGGACGATATTTACGCTAACTGCCTGTTGGATTACATCCTGTATCGGGCGTATCAAAAAGACTCAGAGTTCGCAGGTAATGCTCAAAGATCAATGATGCACTACCAGAGCTTCGCTAACGCTTTGGGTGTTAAGGCACAGATTGATGGGGCGCTCGCGCCAACACCGTCAACGCCTGACGTGAACGTTGGACGTGCGTAATGCGGTTTGCCGACTTTACCAGCTTGGTCAGACCAGAGACTCCTGGAGCCCCTGATTTTCTGATCGAGCGTGCCGTTCGAGAGACTGCAATTGATTTTTGTAGGCGCACGGGTGTTTACATCCCAGAGCCTGAGACCATTACAGTTATCAAAGGCATCAATGAGTATGACGTTACGGTCCCCGCGGGAACCGAGCTCAATTACATCACTGATGTTTTTGCGGACCAGGTCAAACTGCAGCCCACCAGTTTCAATCTATTGTTAGAGAAACTGGGAGATGAAACGGAACAAGGCACGCCGCGCTTCTACGCACAGAGAGACAACACGTCTTTCTTCCTGGCACCAATACCTAATGACGCAGACACGTTACGTGTTTTGTACACGCTGAAACCAACCAGCACGGCTTCAAGCCTTCCTGATTCCATCGCAAAAGAACACCAGGAGACCCTTATCCAAGGATCCTTGTATCGCTTGCAGATGATGCCGAACCAGCCCTTCACCAACCCTGGCGCTGCCTCAAACAACAAAATTTTGTACGAGCGAGAGGTCGGTCGAACGGTGCGACAGGTGAAGTACGGATTTTCAGGCGGAACCTTAAAAGTGCGCTATCGGGAGTTCATCTAATGGCTTACAGCGACACTCTTAATTTTGTTGTGGGAGACACTCTCCCTGAGCTCAATTTCACGCTCAAAGATTCTAACACCGCTGCCACCGGTCAAACGCTCGACCCGGAGAACAGTAACACCTGGGCGCCAATCGATATCACTGGCGCGACCGTGAAGCTACGTGTGCGCGCAATCGGCAGCACAACGATTAATGCAGTGATCAACCCAGTAGTCACAAACGGTACTGCTGGCACATGCGCCACAGATATGCCTCTTGCTGCGTTTCCTTCTGCTGGCGTTTATGAAGGTGAAATTGAAATAAGTTTTGCGAGCGGCGGTGTACAGACCGTCGATGACCTCATCAAGTTCAAGGTGAGGGACGATTTTGACTAAGATCATTGTTTCATCCAGGGATCTACGGGCCCAGGTCTACAGAAAAGACCTGAAGGTTCGCGTGACTAACGTTGCCCTGAAGGCAGCGGAAGTTGTATTTGATCCTGACACAAAGAATCGATACTTCCGGGGTGGGCACGAGAGAAACCTTCTCGCCACTATGGTGGATGCTCCCGCCCTGGCTTTTTCCAAATCTGCAGACCAGGACTCCACTTTATTAGTGGATGCGCCGGCGAAAGGTTTTGAGCTTGGCAAAGACAATATTGTCGATATGCAGGACTCCCCTGCAATCCGGGTCGACTTCGTTCGGGCCTTCACAGACGCCTTTACCCTGGACGATAACGCCACCGTAGATGCAATCGTCAAAGATTTCTTTGGCGCCAAAACAAACGTTTTTGGTTTTTCCGACACCCAAGCATTTGGTGTAGGCAAGAACCTCACCGACTCATTCAGTAATGTTGAGGCGATCGATTCGTTAAACGTTGGTAAGGGTCTAAGCGATACGCAGTCAATGACTGAGGTTCTCTCGAGGACCGTGCAATACGCCAGGACGTTTACAGATACGTTTGTGATGGATGACGCCGCGACGGTCGATGCATTTGTAAAAGACACGAGTACTGCGAAAACAAACATCTACACCATGGGTGATGTGTTTAATCGAACGGTCGATTACAACCGAGTATTCACCGACACATACAGCCCAACCGAAGCTCATGCGGTTTCGTTTTCAAAGTCTGCATCTGATGACTCGTTCAGCATGTCTGAAAACTTGTCTCGAGCGGTTACCTACAACAGAGACTTTGCTGACTCATTCAACAACACAGAAGCAATCGATTCATTTGTTTTTGGTAAGGGTCTAGCGGATTCGCAACCCATGGCGGAAGCACACGCAAGCAGCGTGTCTCTCGCAAAGACCGATTCAACATCGATTGTTGACGCGCCAGCTCAGAGCTTCGAAACACCGAAAGCAGATTCGTTTTCGTTCAGTGATACAGACTCTCGTGTCGTTCAGTTCGTTAGAACGTTCACAGACGCATTCACCATGGATGATGCGGCAACGGTCGACGCTTTTACGAAAGATTACAGCGGCGACAAGAGCAACATCTTCACCTTTGCAGATTCCGAGGCGATCACCTTTGCGAAAGCTTTGGTGGACGCTTTTGCGCCCACCGACGATCCAGACCTGGAGGTCGGTAAGGGCTTATCAGATTCAGTGACGGTAACTGAGAACTTCAGTTTCGCACTGTTCAGCAACGCAGCGCTTAACGCTGCACAACTCAACCTAAGTCCATTTAACGAATAGAGGAAGCGCTCATGAAGATTCAATCAGATATGGAAATGAAAGGTCGGTTGACCATCCAGGTCAATGACCAAGTAGTTCAAGAAGTAGACAACCTAGTTGTCACCACCGGTAAGGGCTATGTGGCTAGTCGCATGAAAGATGCAACGGCTACGGCTATGTCTCATATGGCAATCGGGACCAGCACAACTGCTGCCGCGGCTTCACAGACTGCACTGGGCTCAGAGTCGGCTCGAGTCGCTTTGACCAGCACAACGGTCAGCGGTTCGGATGTGACCTACGTTGCAACCTTCCCAGCCGGGACAGGCACTGCTGCGATTACAGAGGCTGCGATTCTGAACGCGAGCTCAGGCGGAACCATGCTTTGCCGAACGGTATTTGCAGTGGTCAATAAAGGCGCCAGTGACTCAATGACCATTACTTGGGTTGTGACCGCCTCATGATGACCGTAGTTGAGATCTTCAATTACGTCAGCGGGATTGTAGCGCTCGCATCAGCAATAGCGGCAGTCACGCCCAGCCAATGGGATAACGACTTCTTAGATCGTTACGTGCAGCCGGTACTGGACGCTCTCGCGCTGAATATTCTCCGCGCCAAAGAGCCCAGCGTGAACGAATGAGGTTAAGTAATGACCGTTAAGTTTACAAACAACGCAAGCAGCACCCTGGCGTCAGCAATAAATACGACTGCAACCAGCTTGACGGTTGCGGACGCTTCCACGTTTCCGTCTCTTAGCGGGGCAGACGATTATTGCTACCTGACTATTCAGCAAGCCACAGGGACTGTTCGCGAGGTTGTGAAGGCGACGGCACGGTCTGGCAATTCT